CAACACGGTACTGCGTTGCGAATCGAAGTTTATACTCAAGTCTTAAACCGGACAAAGTTACGTCCAGTATGGGTCTCGCGTCTCTGTCTAAGTATTACCGGTTGCCTGGCCTTCCAGTGCTCGGGTCACCCCGACTTAACGTCGATGTACTCAATATAACGAGATCCATCGATACACTATCAATTGTTGCTCAGCAACTACTTAACAAAATGAGGTAACATATGCCCGTTAATGGTGCATCTATTCCTGTAGGAGCCACTTGGACTCCTGCTGGTGGTACAGCTAAGGTCTACACTACCGACGGACTTTCCGTCGTGAATGGCGTACATTTAATTGACGCGAGCGTTACGGATTACCGTACACGGCCGCAAATGACGCTGAAGACCAAGGTCCCGTCCTTGAACTCACTCGGTGAGTATTCCAAGGGTCGTCGGTCAATGGTTATTACGATCCCGAAAGTTTTGACATCGGGCAAGACTGTCTTTCCCCTCGTTCGTATTGAACTAGAGGACCACCCTGAATCCAGTGCTGCTGAAGTTGCAGCACTCTTAAGTATTGGAGCCAACGTATTGATTGACGCTGACTTCGCATCCTTTTGGGCTACTGGATCTGTGGCATGACAACTGACTGGGATTTCCTCAGTCTTTAGAATTCTTGCACTAACACAACATTGGAGAAAACCATGTTGAAGTCAAAGCTTCCGCGTACTACCACTACTTACGATACTGATACGTTAATGTTGCGTATCTGGAAGAATCTCGCTCGTGATTTTCGAACCTCTGAGGGCCATGACTATGCGGTACGAGCTGAACATCTACTCGATACTAGCGTCAAGGATTACCGAGACTTTAGGTGGCCCGCTCGGTCTCAGGCACCGATACATCTCTTTAAAAGAGAATATCAGCTTGAGCACCTATTTAAGAGGTACAAATTTGCACATGACAAGTTTTCAGAAGAGGACCTCCTGGTTATCGCAAACGAGAAATTCGTTGCGACCCAGCTGCGCATTGCGCAGCCTCTTCCGGATACGTCGTTGCTATTCCTGGTCTTGCAAAAGGCCCGGAAGTTATGTCACTCAATTTTGGGTGACTTTAGTAATGATGAGCTTGTTCCTCTGTGCAGGTTTGGAAAGAGGGCAACGGTCGGAAATCCAAAAAGGGTTTCCTATCTGGATCTAAAACTAGCTGGTCCAATTACCGGTTCTCGAGATCAAATTCGATGGTTTCAGCAAATTTTAGCTGACCCTAGGAACTCCCAATTACTTGATGCACTCATTGAGTGTCATAAAGGAAAGGCGCTTCCATTTGTCGAAAGCGAAAATCTGAGCCTGACGAACGTGCCAAAGTCTTACAAATCGTTGCGAAGTATCATGCCAAACACCTTAATCGGTTCATTCCGATCGTATGGCTTAGGCAAGATGATTGAACGGCGGTTGCGGGCTACTAATCTTGATATCCGTCATCTCCAAAAGAGACACGGGTGATTGGTTAGTAAGTATTCGAAAACGAGATCACATGTTACGGCCGATCTATCGGCAGCTAGTGACTCCTTTCGATGGGAATTGATTTGCAAATTGTTGCCAAGAGATTGGCTTACGCAAGTTAATTTTGGACGAATTCGGTATGCCACAGTTGATAGCGAGGAC